TGCCCGTGTGATTTTACTTGTTGCCGTGACTGTGTCAATAGATGCCACGCCTCGATACACCAGCCCGTCGGCACTAGTTTGTTCGCCCAATGTTATCTTTTGGTTACCGTTGCCAGGGTACTGTGCCATGGCAAGGCAAGGGAAAAGGAGGAGGAAAAGGAGTTGTTTCATGTTTATGTTTTTTTAATTACAAGTTTTTTTGACAATAAATCCAGCCGTAACATAGGCTAAATCCGACGTATAAGTTCCGTTTAAATATACCCACCATGCCTCACCAGTTGATAATGTATCATTTCTATTGACTTCATTTAAATCGTACTCATTCATTGTTATCTGTGAACCTACTAAAGTTGCACCAGATGTGGCAACTCTTGAACCAGCATTGGCTTTATAAACACCTACATAATAATCAAGGTCAGGTGAAACTGGCGGACAAGTCGAACAACCAATAGCACGAATATAAACACTATCAATACAATAACCATTTAAACTTGTTGGAACTATAAATATGTTTGAACCATAGGTAAAATCATAAGTTGAAGCCGAATTGTCAGCAGCTCCAGCAACAATACCTAAATCAAAATAATATCTTTCGGTTGCGTTTAAAACATTGCTTGTAAGTGTTAATCCCGTGCCAAGTGTTACCTCACCAACAAAGCTACTTGCATTAATTCCAATTAGTTTATTTGAGTTGCTACCAGTTGCAGTTAATTGCATTCCGTTTGATGGTATAATTAAACCGCCAAAAGTTTTTTGACCATTAATATATTCATCTCCTGTTAACGATACTTTACCATTAATACGATTTGATAAAGATGCAGTATCCGTTTTATTTAATTTTAAGTCAATTCTCGTTGATAAAGATGCAGTATCGGTTTTATTTAATTTAAGGTCAATCCTACTTGATAATGATGCCGTGTCAAGGTTGGTTAAGACATTGTTGCCGCCTTCGGTAATGTTGCCCGTGACCGCTAAAGATGTTCCTATATTAACTACGCCAGTTCCTCGAGGTATCGAAATTGATACTGGCGGGTTAAATAATGTTGTACCATTATTATTTTTCATTTTTATTTCAAAATTATCAGATACTGAATTGTACATAATTTTTGCACCAAAATTTATGTCCGTAGCAGTTTTAGTTCCTGTTTCATATATCATTATTCCTGATGAATCTTCTGGAAAGCCTGATTCTCTACTATTTAAAGTAATAAATTTACCTCTTGCTAATTCTAAATTTGATGTAGGTGTTGTTCCTATACCAATGTTACCGCTGCTTTCTTGAATCACGGAATTGGTTACCTCGGTCGTTGTGCTAAATTTTGGAATATAATCTATTGTTCCCGAACCAGTGACGCCTTGCAAATCGGTAAACGTTGGCGCAAATGTACCACCGTCGTACTGCGTCAAAGTCAAGGTTTTTGTATTTGTCCCTGAGAAGGCTGCGTTTGTTATTTTATCATTAAAGGCAATATTCCAATTTGCTGAATTATTGGGAATAGACGTTGTCCACGTTGTCCCCGTGCTTATTGCAATCCCAGCCTCAGGGTAAACGGGATTCCCTTGAGCCGAACCGACCGAACCAATACCTGACACCGTGACCACCGTGTAATTAGCCCCGACCTTAAAGGAATTGGAAACAATAGTAATTTTATTTGTGTCGGTTAAATTGTATTGGTCATTGATAAGTAACTGCCCATTTCTAAAAACTAAAATATATACCTTTAATTGAATAGGGAATTTTGGCGTTATTGTCCACGTTAATACGCTGGTTGTGGCTGGTGCGTATTCCTGTTTTAAAATCTTGATGGTATCATTCCCGATAGCAACGTCAACAATCGAATCCCGTATCCGAGAAAATACAACCGCTGAATCAAGAACCAAAGTGCCCGTTGAGGTAATCGTTCCGCCGCTTAACCCGTAACCCGTGGCAACACTTGTAACCGTGCCCGTGCCCTTTGCGTTTATCCTATTGGATAATGATGCCGTGTCCGCTGCGTTTAATTTTAATGCAAACCTTGAGGTAAGATTTAAAGACGAGGTATCAGCGTCACGGAAATAAGGCGAAAGCATTGATAAGGTATCCGAGATATTTAATTTAGTATTAATTCTATTTGACAATGAAGCCGTGTCCGATAATTCCATTAAAACAGAAAGGTCAGCCGATACCGTTCCCGTGGTTGTAATTGGGTCGGGTGATACCGTTATTCCCGTGCCGCCCGAGATTGAGGTTAATGAACCCGAACCGCCACCAGAACCGCCACCGCCTTTAGGAAATATAACTGTATAATTTTCCCCTACTTTAAAAGAGGTTGTCCCAATAACCACGCTGGTTGATGTTGGAATAGTGTATTGAGAAGGCAAAAGAATTTGTCCGTTGCGGTAAACTTGAACCACATTTACACCCGCTGGAACTAAGGTGTCGGTTTGCGTCCAAGTTAAGGTTGAGGTTGAAACGTTGGAAAAGTCTTGACGTGCGTAAAATCTACCAGCCGTATCGACATAGCTTTTTTTTGCGTAAGGCAAAAGCATTGCCGCAGTATCTGAAATATTTAGCTTTAAATTAATCCGATTGCTTAATGATGCCGTGTCAATCGTTGAACCACCGCCACCAACCAAGTTCCAGACGTTGGAAGTAAAGTCAAAGGAATATATTTTAAGGTTAACGGTATCAAGAATGACCCATGCGTTTTGATTGTTTGTTGGTTGAATAGCAGCCGTGTCCGATAATGACCCGCGCCAAGTCAAACCGTCGCCCGTGGTCTGGAATCCAAGCCTTTGTTTGTTGCCCGTGTTTGGGTACTGGGCGAAGAGGCTAAGGGAAGCGAGTAAAAAAAGAATTGAAGGCAAAGTTTTTTTGCCTCCAATCTTCTTGATTAAATTACTCCCTATTTTAATTAAAACCTCCTGAATTAGTATTTCACCGACGCGCCCCAATGCCTTTAGGAATCGCCTTTCTTTCTTTGGTTTCTCTATCATAGCACAATGCCTAAAGTATTGTAAATGTCTGTTATTTCTTCATGTTCATCGCAAGTTGAATCAGGGCAACCAATAGCGGTTGAAACAAATCCCGTTAACCCCGCAGCGCATGAACACAAATAATCCTTAATCCTTTTCTTCTTTACGTCAAGCCTTTGCAATAAAGTATCTTGATAAAATTTCAATCCCTCAACGCCCACGTTTTGCCCGTATTCATTATCAAGGGTATAAAGCCCATTTGAACCCATCTGCATTACGATATAAGGCGACGCCTCGTAAAGCACGGCATTTGCGCAAAAGGATTTTAATTGACTGTCCCAAAGTTGCTGGTAAGCCGTTGAACTAAAAGCCGTTGAACTTCCTTTGGCTGCAACCAATGTATCATAAAACGATACGCCAATAGCGGGAACAATCCAACGGTACTCCGCATCTTGAATGTGAGGGCTAATAAGTGATTTATCAATTCTTATATCCGCTGGGGTTGGTCGTGCCACGCCGCCAGCTATTACTTCACTCGGTTGTATCAGTTGGCTCATTGGTTGGGGTTGTAGTTGTTTCTATTTCGATAGGCGCATAACCTAATATTTCTCTTTTCTCGTTAACTGATAAATTCTGCTCAACTGCAATATCTCCCATAAAGGACACGGGCAACGTGTTAGATATGCCAAAGGTAACATCAACAAACGCTGGATTATAAGCGCTTATTTCGTTTAAATAGGGGTTAATAATTTTAGATAACAAAAGGTTTTGCCGTGGCTTGATAACCGTGTTTTGCAAGTATTCCATTTCTTGGCGTATCTGCTGATTTGTGCCAAGTTGTCCCGACGTTGCAAACCCCGCTAAGGACTTTGACCAACGGTTAGCCACGACAATCGCTGAGGCTGCCAAGTTTTGCAAGTTTAGAAATTCGCCCTCGTTTTCTTTTGAAGTGGGTATCCAATTTGCTTTTAATTTTTCATCTCGTAAAATCTGGACAAACAATTTATGATTATTGCCCATACCTGTAAACTTTGACTCAATGCCTTCGACAAGGCTTTTAGCTTCCGTCTGCGTCATTGAACCGAAGAACTGTAAAATACCCGAAGGCATAAAGCCATTTTCAAATTTACTGGTATTAAACCGCTGAATACGGTATTCCATTTCAGCCCACATCTTCGCGCCAATCCACTCAGGTAAGCCAAAGTAAAAATACCCAGCCGCGTATTGTTTAACGTGGATAATCGAACGCTCCGTGCCGTCCTCTAATTTTTTAAACTCAGGGTAAATCGGTATTTCCCTAAAGCCCTCATTCTCATAATACGTCCCCTCAGTCGTCAACGGGACTTCTTCCCAGTTGTCATAAATGCCAATAGAACGAATAATCTGGTCAGCCTCTGCTTTCCTGATGCCAATGTTGTATACGGGAACGTGATAAATGTAAGTGAAAGGTTGACTGCCAACCTTTCCCCTTACAATTTCTGCAAAACAATTACCAAAAGCATCATAATCAAAAGCCAAAGCACCTAAAACTTCTTGTAAATTTTGGCTGTGTAAATTAACCTGACCTATAACTTCCTCAATATCGTTTAAGCTATCGTCAGTTATTACTTCGCCTTTCATTGAGGTTGTAAGCAAAGTGTTGGATTTCCCTTTCATAGGTATAAATCCGTCACCTACAACCATGTTTACTTTATCTTCAATAATACGCCTTAGTGTTGGCGAATTATTTACAATCGCAATTAAACTTTTAAGAAAGTCATCTTTTTGCGTAAAAAATCTTACCCACTTTGCCCCCGTGAAATCAAGCCGCTCCCTTGAAGGTTCATTAAAAATGTCCTCTTGAACAAGCATGGTGTTAGAGGTATCTAAAGTCACCGAAGCCAATAAAGGGCTTTGATTTCTTTTTAAATTTCGATTAGCCCTGTTCGGTGTCGCTTGAATTGTCTTCTTTAATTGGCTCATAGGTTTTTTTCTCAGGAGTAAAAATGACGTGTTGGCTAACAGATACGGGGTTGGCACTATACCAACCCCTTAATTCTGCTTGTGTAAAATCTCCGATAGCCTTCTTAAGTATTCCCGCCTTTCCCGTTGGGTCAGCCCCAACGTAAATCATCAACTTACTTTTTTCTCTAACTATCATAATTCATTATTTAATCTAATGCTCCCATCACGGTTGCACCGTCAACAATAAATCTCGCTTTGTTTGTAGTACGGCAAGAAAGGGTTAATGTTTCTTGGTTTGAATCGGTAAACAAAGCACCTGACAAGCCTTCTGAACTTGTTAACCTTGCTGGTCTTTTCTTTGCCCCTACCGTTTCAGCACCCCAAATCCAATAGTTACCCGTATTTTCAACGTGTACACAAACCAAGCCGCAAGCCTGATTCGCCATATCTTGGATAAGGTTTCTTAACTCTTGGTCGCGACAATTTATAATACCAACTAAACTTTGCTCAACGGCAACCGATAAGGTGTCTGGGTCTTGCGTTACCGTTTCCGTGAACGCGCCCGAATTGTCCCTAAATTCTACCTCGTAAAATACTGAGGCAGTTGACGTCATTGTGATTGCCGTAACCGCCGCCGTGGCATTGGCGGTGAAACCCGTAACTTGATTTGCATTCGCAATATAAAGTTTACCGATACCACCAGCGCAAGTTCCATCGACGCATTGGTTAAGCCAACCGCTTGTTATACTACTCATTTATTTTGGATTAGTAGCCTAAGCTGATTAAGGAATGGTGAATATAATTAACACCCATTTTAAAACGAGCCTTAATATATACCTTTTCGTCTTTCTGGTCGTACCAAAGTTCCAAAGCCGTCTCAGGGCTTAAAGTATCGGTTGCAAGTACCTTGTTTTGTGGCGTTGTATATTCCACATAGTGAGGCTTTGTTGTTCCCAGATTAGTCAAAATCTCGTCCCATCTCCATTGAGCCACAACAGGAACACCACGGAAAGTAAATTGCTCAACCCCGTTGATTAACTGCAATAGACCGTAGTCACCGCCGCCGCCGTTCTCAATGTCTTCACGAAGCTGAGTGTAAACTGAACCCGTAACATTGAACACCTTTTGCGCCGCTGGTAATCCTTTTAACTGCAAAGGCGCTTGGTCGTAAATAGACCTAAGGATTGCAAAGCCATCACCCGAAGCAAGGTCAGACCCTGAGCCCGTGTTAGTTCTTGGCACTAAGGCATCGGTAACCAACTGAGGATAATAAACCGTCCAAAGACCGTCTAAAGCATCATAGTTTGGATTGTTTGAAGACTGCTGACCAAAGTAGCTTAAACGCTGAACATCTTGACGAATCGCCTGTTGTGTACGGGTTAAAAGAATATTTTCAATCAACGTGCCCGAAACATCAGGAAGACGCGTACCCGTTTTCAACAACTCCTCAAAAACTGTGTCCTCAAATTCGTCCCAGCACATTTCTAAATCAACCTTCATCTTTTCAACGTCGATTGTTCTATCGTAGATAGATACTGAGCCCACGGGGTTAAAACCGCAGCCCGAGTATTTTCTTACAATGTTTTCCAGTTGCTGAACGAAAACCATTTTCTTTTTATTGGCAACGTTTCCAAGGATACGGAATTGACCCCTTAAATCATCATCAAAGAAAACTGGCTCTAAAAATATGTTATTCGCCTCCGTACCTCTGAACGATACGTCTAATTGGCTTACCTCTGTTATTGGCATTTTAATTAATTTTAAATGTTAGCGTAAGTAATCGTAGCAGTCGTGTTAGTCAACACCGCTGCCGATTCAATTTTAAATGAGAACTCGGTTTTTGCTCCAGCCTTAGCCGTGGCAAAGAAAGCCTTCCAATCGTTTGCCGTGTTTAACGCGGTTGTTGTAATATCAAAGGCTGCTGAAGGTGCTGAAGATATCCAGCGTCCATAAGCCTCGTTACCACTTTCGTCAATCAAATTAAACTTTAAATAATCGGAAGCACTTGTTACACCGTAAATAGGCGTAATCGTAGTTCTGTCACCCGCTGAAGCGATTGCGTATGTCACGGAAATAGGAATACGGTCTTCAAAGGTATCAACCCCGTACAACTTTTCAGCATTTAAGCCGTCAACGTTCGCGTAAGGGTTCGTTCTGGTTAAACTATTTTGACCGACGTATGTATTATCGTTGTCAAAATTGTTCACATTCTGGGCGGTTGGATTGAATGCCATTATCTTTGTGCAATTTTGTTTTTAACTAATCCAGCAAAAGAATCAAAATGACTCGATTTTGCTTTTGTTTCAATAATCTTTTCAGATGTTGTCCCGCCCGAAGGAAGACCAACGCCTTTTTTTACTTGGTTTCTTAATGCCACCAGTTCGGTTGATAAGGTTTCGAGAACGCTTTCGATTTCACCGATTGAGTTCTTTTGCTCATCACTCTTTTTGTACATGGATTCCATTTCCTCTTTTTGCTTGGTGTGAATAGCATCCATTTCCTCAGGCGACATAACAAAGTAGCCCATTTCTTTAAGCATGGAAATCGCAACTTCCACCTCGTCGTTTTTTGGCTCTTCTTCAATTACTTTTTCTTCCTCAACAATATTTGTGACTTCTTCTTTCTCGTCCATATTGTTAAGCAAAGATTTGATTTTTTCTAAAATGGAATTACCCATGTCATCGTCTTTTTTTGTATTTGTTAATAATGCGGCTGGAACATTCATGAACTTGCTGAGGCTATTTTGCAACGGTAATAAATCAATATTTTTTTCGCCAACTTTTACAATTTCATCAATGAAGCCAAATTCTAAAGCCTCTTGTGCGGTCAGCCATGTTTCAGCTGCCATCATTTTTGTAATATTTTCTTTTAGGTTGCTCTGATATCCTCTGCGCTTATTAACCGATGTCGCATAAATGTCAAGTAACTTTGCCTCCATTTTGTCTAACAATTCAGCCGTTGCCTCAAGTTCGTCGGAATTACCCATCGTGTAACTCCAAGGTCGGTGAATCATCATAAAAGCATTTTCAGTCATCTTAACTTTATCCGCTGACAACAGTACAACCGTTGCAATGCTTGCTACCAAGCCGATTCCTGTTGCCGTGGTTTCCTCGGGATAATTGGTAATCAAATCAGCTATCGCCATTCCTTCGGTGACTGAGCCACCACCAGATGAAATAACCAAGTTTAATTCTTTACCCATTGCGCTGCTAATTTCTCTTTGTACCTTTGTGTACGAATTAACAGATTCAGAAATTTCCCCTAAAATATCAATATTAAATTTCGCCATTGCTTTGCTTTCCTTTTCTCTTTCAATTTTTTTAAACTTCGCCTCAGCCCAGTCCCTCATCGCACTACCGCCCCAAGCGTCATACATGATGCTTCCGCAGAGTTCTTTTCCGTCTTCGTCAAAGTATTTGCCTTGGTCGTAGACTTCTGCACGGGAAAGGAATGAGTATGTCCGCTGCACGGTATCCTCGCTCAAGCCTTCGCCGTTTGCGATTTGATTTGCCCTTAACCAACCGACACGCGTGCCACACGAAGAGCCGTTGTCCTTCTTGTGTTGTAACGCTTTCTTTGCGTTATTCTTTGCCGTGTCTGGGTAGTCAGCGTATGTCATGATGTAAATTTATTTATTATAATTTTTCTTATTCCTTTTTTTGCTGATTCCATAGCCAAACGACTCAGGGTGCTGAATCATGTTGTACACGGTTTTTTCACTCAACCCCGTACTAATGCTTATATCCATAATGGCGTTCATCTTGCTTTCATTTTCAAACAATGCCGCTGGATACAATTCCATTACCATGAACTTTGCAATGGTTAAATCTTTTATAATGTTGGTTTGGAAAAGGAAATCAATCAGGGTATAAAAGTCGGGCGTTATCCCGTCCTTTTCGCATAAGGCTTTGAATTTATACAAGACGCTTTCTTGAAATTCAATTAATAATTGCTTGTCTATTTCCCTTTTATTGGTTTCCATCGCGCCAGTATTGTACGATTTGCCTCATTTTGCCCACTACCTTTGTCCGACACGCTGGGCAATTCCTTCTTTCGGGTTCGTAATGGTTGACAAAATTGTTATAAATATGAAATAAGTAATCCATATCCACGGGGTCAATGGATAAAACACGGTAAGTCCTGTCCACCGCTGCCATGACTTGCGTCTTATATTCCTCAGGGATACGGGTTGCCAGTTCAGCCCAAATAGAATCTACTTTCATACAATTACACATTTATAAAGTTGCTTTGACTTTTAACTTATTTCCTTCAGCCAAATCTCTTGCTATATCATCGGAAACAACATAGGCTTGCAATCGGTCGATTCGATTGTTTATAGCGTCGGTCTTTGCTTCAATTACTTGTAGGTATTTGCTTAACCCGTTGTCGCTTGAAATGGCTGATAAAGGTGCAGATATTGGCGGGACAATTCCACCGTCCGCAAACCCTTTGATTCCGATACGCCTAAAGGTAGGCGAACCGCCTAATAAACTTTGTTGGCGTTGGTTCAACACAACCTCACCACGTTTCACATAGGCAAGTACGTTATCACCGTTTGAACGGGTAGGTATATTTTGTTTTTGATTTACCCGTTGCCCAGTTACAACGCCACCCTCAGCAAGAGGCTGGGCTGCTATGGTTGCTATCTGAGCGGCGGCTGCAATACCCGTCGGAATGGCTGCAAGTAAATTTGCTGGGAAAGGCACGGAAGCCAACGCCCTTTGAACCGCTAAAGCGCCTTGAATAATTGCTTGAATAATGGCAATCTTCTTATCCTCTTTCGCTGCCTTTAATCGTATGGCTTCTGCTTCGGCTTGTTGTTGCTCAAGTAAAATCTTTTGATTTGCAATATCCCTTTCAATTCTTTTCTTTCTTATTCCAGATGCTTTTTCTGCCTTTGCCTCAAGGTCTGCAATGTTATTTTCCGTGTTGGTTATTTGCTCATTAATTGCCTCGGCTTCCTTTTCCGCGCGCGCCTTTTGGAAACTTGAAATAAGCTCAGTAACCGAAAGTATAGAATCGCCGATTGAATCAATTAATTTTTGAGCATTTTCTTTTCTTTTAGTGTTTTCGTCTTGTTCTTTTTTGTCGATTATAGCCTGTATTTCTTTATCTGTTTTATCAATCAGTAACTTTCTTAACTTTGCTTTTTCAAGTTCTGCAAGCAAAATAAAATCCTTATCCTTTTCAAGGTTTTCAAGGTCATTGTCTAACTTATTTTTTATTGATGCAATTTGCCTTTGCGTTTCATCTTTAATAGAATCAATTTCTAATTGTTTGATTGTTTGACTAAACTTCTTTTCTGCGGCTATTCTATTATCATATATTTGCTTTTCTTGCTTTTGTAAATCTGCTTTGCTTTTAATATAATTTGCCTCAGCCGCTTGTCTTTCTATTAAAATATTTTGAGCCTCTATTGAGCCTTGTTTTTCAAGCGCTAATAAAGAATCTAATCTTTGGATATTAGCGTTATAATCATCATTAAGAATAAAGCGCTTTTCTTTTATGTCCTCAATTTCACTTAAAGATGAATCTGATTTTATTCTTTCAAGTTCAATAACTGATTGCGCAACTTTAAAATTCTGGTTTATATTGTCAATAGCAATTTTTTTCTTTTCCTCATCTGACTTGCCAAGAATTTCGTTTTGAATATCAACCGCCGTTTTAATCTGGGCGTTAACCTCGTTTAATTTTACTGCTATTTCTTTTTGCGTATCTGAGCTAACCACGGCATTGGAAAAAGCCGTTTGTAATTCTCCGCGTTTTTCCTCAAGGGCTGCAAGAGAACCTTCAGCAAATGATTTAACAAATTTTTCTCCACCTTTTGCCGCGGGTTCTTTCGGGTCAAATTTTTCTAATTCCTTTTCAAGTTTTTTAATTTCAATGTCGATTTGTTTAAATTGCTTAGAATCAAAAGCTAATGTTTTTCTCTTGTCTTGCAATTTTGACAACTCTGCTTCAATGCCGCCTTCCGTTTTTAATAATGCAATTTTCTCAAGTTGTGCCTTTTTAAAATCATCTTGTGCTTTTTTATTTGCATCTTTAATTTTTTGTTCCGCAATTGCAGCCTCATTTGCTTTCTTTTTCCTATCGTCCTCAACTTTTTTTACAAATCTTTCACTTTGTTTAATATTGCTTTCAATACTTGCTAAAGTTGTACTTCCAAAACTCATGCTTGCAACTGACCCAAGTTTTGGCGCTGCTTTATCAACTGCATCATTTGCGGCAAATACACTTGCTATGACTTCATTAAAATAAATTTTTGCTTTTGTAGTGGCTAAACTTAATTGCTTTGAGGTATCCGCAATAGCTAAATTTGCTTTAGCCTGACTTTCGGCTAATTGTAAATTAGCATTATATAATTCGTCTGTACTTTTTTGTTGTTTAGTTAAATTTTTATCAACATCTGCTGAATTTTTAATTACATCTTTTAATGATAATATAAATTTTAAACCAGCATCTTCACCAGCCGCACCAAATACGTCGGCAATTACCGTTTGTAATTTATTCCCAGCAAGTCCAGTTTCCCCCATTTTGTCTGTAATTCTTGCCAAAGCGTCTGCCGTTGAAATAGAACCGTCATTTAATGAGTTAAATATAGAATTACTAAAATCTTCACCAAAAGCATCAATCAATGCGTCTTTGGTTGTTTTGGTTTGTTCTCTTATTCTTAAACCAAATTCCTTAACTACGTCTAAACCTTTATCAGAATATATACCTTGATTTGTTGCTGCAATAGCAACGGCTAAATATTGTTTAATACTTAAACCAGCGGCTGCAAATTGCGCTGGGTATTCCCTAAGGTTGTCTAAAAATTCATTGTTTGCGTCTGCTCCTTTTCGAAAACCAATTTCAATATTATCTAAAGCTTCAGAAAAAGAAACGTTTAATTCTTTTGATACCGTGTTGGCTGCTCTTGATATTTCGTTTACATCTTTACCGTAAGTGTCAGCTATTGTTTTAGTCTTTACCGCTAAACTTGTTAATTGCTCGTCGGTTACTTGAACAAAATTTGATATATTATTACTGACATTTCTTAATTCATTTGCCGCCTGTGATAAATCTGAAAAAATTGAGGATATCCCTTGAAAGGCAGTTAAGGCAATACCAATAGCCCCTAAGCCTTTTGGTATGCCACCAGACACGCCTTTAAGATTTGCAAATCCACTTGACAAATCACCTATTAAGCCAGTTACCTGACCAACCGTTCCGCCAAGTTTTGGGAAGAATTGACCCAGTGCCTGAGTGTAACCGCCAACATTTCTTTGAAATTGTCCCACGGTTGCGTCAATGCCTTTTAATTTTTTATCTAAGGCGTCAATGGAAATTAATAAATCCTTAGCTTCCTGAGTTGATTCCTGTTCCGCTGCGGCAAGGTCTTTGTATCGATTACGCTGGTCGTTTAATTGTTTTGACAAACGGCGATAAGCCCCTTCTGATTTATCTGTTGCATTAAGTTCTTCCTTCCTTAACTTTATTTGTTCCTTTGTTATGTCATTGACAAGAGATTGAGCGGCTTTTAAATCAACAAGTTGTTTTTCTAACTTCTTAATCTCATTAGTATCGCCAGTTTTTTTCAACTCAGCGTTTACTTGCGCTATGGCTTTTTTTAATTCCGTTGCCGTTTCGATTGTTCCCGCAAGACCTTCAATCTGTATCTTAAAACCTATTACCTTTTCTGCCATGATTTATCCTTTTGTTACGCCGTTAACAACTACTTCATAATTTGCCCCATCGTAATGAGTGTTTACATTGATTCCAACGGTTGAGCCGCTTATTATATATTGAATGGTTGGTATCAACTTTTGACCATTCTGGAATACAAGTACATTTGCATTTGTGTTGCTCACCTGAGTGATTCCTGAGTTAGGCGATAAAATTAAAACATTTGTCATTGAGTTAATGAACGGCGTATAAGACAACTGAATATTCACCGTTGCCCCGTTTGCCCCTACTAAGCCGCTGCCCGACCCTGTGACCGTTCCCGATTGAGGCGTTGAACCAGCCAAGGTAATTGTATTTGAAACTTTGGTAAGGTCATTTACATTTGGCTTTTCATCGTAAAGCAAAACCGTTTTGGCTGGACTATTTGACTTTGGGTTGTATTCAATACTTTGTATTATAAAATTCGACGAACCAATGATTCCCTTGCGTCTAAATGAAAGCTGGGTTATATCCTTTGGCTTTACTTTGGCAAACGTGGTATATACCTTGCCAAGTTCAATGCGCTTGTAAGTCTGCAAGTGAAAAGTCTTAAAAATCCCTTGCATTACATTAGTATAATTGGTAACCTCGTCGGAAAAAGAAAGGTTAAAATCCCCGCCGCTTGGGTCATTGTAATTAACCATGAAAGCCGCTGGAAAATCAAATGCTGAGGCGGCTGAACTTGCCTCGTCGTATAAACGAATGTAACCATCTAAACCGCTGCGTCTTCCCGCGTAATAAAGCAAACGAGGTGCTAAGTTGTAATTGGGTTCAGCATCGGTAACCGTGTTGTAATCATCGCCAAAGAGAAGAGGCATCTGCGCCCCGTAAATACCGCCGCTGGTTATATCAACGTCGCTTATATGTATGGTTTTGGCAAAGAATTTTGTATATATAAATTCAACACCGTTGTCAAATCTATCCGAGGGGAAATTGTAGCCGCCCGAATAAATGTTTACCCCGCGCCTTGCTTCCTCTTTGTTCGTCGTGTCGTCGTCCGTGGCGTATGCCAATACCTGACTACTTTTATATCCGTCTAAGATTTGAAATTCTGAGCCATCAAGGTCACGGGTGTTTAAGTCATATTTATCTGAGCCTTTGAAAAACCCCTCAAAGGTTGTGAGGCTAATTGCTCCCGTAGCATCTGCCCTGTACCTTATCGTATAATCGTCTTTCGGGTACGCGTAAACTTGCTTACTTTGTACGTTAGTTTCCCATGCAAGATTAAACACCGTAGTAAGGTCGGCAATCACGTCACGGACGTACCATGAAATAGGAATGACGTATTGTAAGTCAAATGTTCTGCCTGTTTCAAATACCGCTTTGCTTCCAATGATATCTATTGAACCGTTTAGATTCATATTAAACGCAGCGTTATTGTGTATAACAACAAATCGAACCAAATCACCCTCAACTAAATCCGTTAAAAATTCAATGCTTACTGAATCGTCAAAATCTGCCTCTTGTGATAGGTCTTCCCCTTCCTCAAATATCCCGTTTATTTCCCAGCCTACTAATAATTCAGATGTTGGCGTAGGAGTATAAAAGGTAATTAAAATATTTAATTCAGCCTTTAAGGTGTAGGTTGCCGTAATTGGCACGGTATAAACGCCGCTTGAGTAGTTGCCTCCCGTGTCAAAGTTAGGCGACGTCGTTTCGTCCGTAAATGTTATAAGAACTGGGGATGGCTCAAAAGCACTAAATAATCCAGGACTTGGTATTGACGCCCTGAGGTTTACAAAATCTTTAAGATAATCTGCGCCAAGTTCCAACCCCATTGGAATAATTAAACGGTTAAACGGGTCAGTCTTAAAAATGCTATTAAGTTGATAGCCTTTGTTTGAAAAAGCCTTTTCCAATATCTGCCAAATAAAAATGGCTGGGGTCATTTCATTATTAACAATATAGGTTTCGTTTGCCCACGCCTTCCACTTCATCAAGATATAGCAATGTTCAGACGTCAACGGGTCGTAATTGGTTTTTACATTTGCCGTGTTTATTTCAATATCGTCCCACCCTAAATCCCTGACTAATATATTGCCAACGTCCGCGAACCAATCAGCGTTGTTTCCAATCAATGAGACCTTGAAACTTGATGCCAAGAACCCTGAGTTTATCGCCTGTAAATCTGCACCCTCAAGCCGTGCTTTTCCCGTAAGTATTGGCACGCCGTCGGCTTCAAGCCTTGCCGATAGTAACTTATAAGCGCTGGTAACAATCGCCCCAGCATCGGTTATATTTTGAAATATGCTTATATTTGTTTTCGTTGCTGGAAGGGTGACGTTTCGCTTTGAGTGCGCACCCGATATATTTCCAAGGTCAAGGTTTTCAATTGAATAATCAATAGTCACGTTAACCTCGTCTTGGTTTAAATCAACTTCTTGCCCGCCTATGAATAATTTTATCATAACTGGGCGGTTGGTTTATTAGGGTAAGTAATTTCAAAGTTAACTTCGATATCCGTTGCCCTGTTATCGTCTGTCAATATCTCAGCATTAGAAATGGTTACGTTTACATATTTCCCGCCCTCGATTATGTACACCTCAGGGGAATAAAACAAAGAGGCAACGTAAACGGCGTCCTCGTGCGGTATGTTGCATTTAATTTGCTTTCGCTTATTTACTCTTTGATTGGTCTTAATAATCGTTTTATCATAACTATTTGCCCGTGGTGTGGTTGCCACGTTCCACGGCTGCGATATGTTTATAATATCCGCATTGGAGTTTTGTAGGTCTTGAATCAATCCTCTAAACTGGTAACTTTCAGCCCCGCCATATTTCCCGAACCAATGCAATTCAACGTCATCGTTACAAGTTGGCTCAAGGTTAATGTCAATGACCTCAGACCGTGCGGTATATGTCCCGTCGTAATAACCAACGGAAACGGAATAATAATTGTAAGCCGTGGGCGATGTGGGAAAGTTGCCAACGTGAAACACGGCGGTACTTCCAAAAACATTTGCCGCTCCAACAGAAATGGAATACATATCGTTGTTGGCGGTTGTGTTTACAAAGTCAATGATACTTTCAGCCGTCGTTCCCCCGTTGTCCGTGAATACAATTCTCCCAGCGTTCACCCCTTTACCGACAAAGGATAGAAATATATTTCCGTCTGTGTTGCATCGCCTGTCTTGGTTGTTGGTGGTAAGGAATCTAAAGGGACTTGCTGAGGGTTGATAAAAGTCGCTTAGATTAAAGTCGTTATCGTCCCCGTAAAATTGTGACGGGATAACGTAAGCCGTGGCGCTATATTGTCCCGCCGTTGCGGTGATAAGAAAACCAGCGGTTGAAACCGTTTGATTCTTTGCCACCGCGTAAATTGATTTTAAAACATCTGTATTGGTTGTAAAGGAATAAGTATCAAGCGTTCCAAAGATGCTTGTTTTTGACCCCGTGACGGGTGCAACGTCTGAGTAAAGGAACGATTGAACATTGGTATCAAACACGGCGCTACTCCCAGACGTGCCCGTTTGTGCGGCTAAGAATGACCCCGCTAAAGTGCCACCAACGTAAACGTCGACTTGCTGCTGAACCTAACTCATCTATTCAATATTGATTTGTAAAAACTTTCAATCGTTGCCTCAACGCTGAACCTTATCGAAGCTTCAATGAGTTCTATAAACTTTTGACTATTCTTTTCCAAAGCTATTTCAATAAACCCTGTACGTCTGCCCGTGCTTGAAAACCTTGCACTTGCTTTCGTTGGCATTCCTTCCCGTTTATGTTTTGATGCAATCGCGAAGGCAACCGACTTGGCTTCTTTGTCACTCTTGCCCATTCGTTTTTTTGCATATTCAATCAGACCCGATATATACTTGCTCGTTTTATTCCCGCTATTGGGTGTATATGGAATCCGTGCCGCTGTGACCCCTGAGTTATTTATTGCCATGTAATCGGGAACAAGCCCCTCAATGACAAGCGTATTGATTTCAAATTTAACCATCGTTTCCATTTGCTTAACCGCTGACCCTGTTAACTCATGACCTTGCGCCCGCCATTCCATCGCAATGACTTCAATGGCTAAGGTGCTTATATCGTCCGCAAGTTTTTGTAATCCTTCTAACATTCCGATTTGATTGAAATATTAAACGTCGCCTGTACCGTTATTAATCTTTGAATCGAGGTAAAGGAATCTAAGGTTAAGTTTACTTCTTCGGGAATGCTATTCGTTGTTTTCGTGGTTGTCAAATGCAAAACAAACTTTTCAGCAAAGGCAATCAGGTTCGACCACTTTGTTATCTGCAAAGTTGTATCAACGTCCCCTTGTTCATTGTATCCCAATAAGTCATCAAAGAACAAAGTCACTTGATAAGTATCTCTCCGCGTGACTGGGTTGTTTGTTAAGGTTGGCACGGCAAAGAATACCCGTGGGAATATGTTTGTACTATTTTCGCCTTCTTCTGTATAGATTTGCGAACGGACGCGGTCGGAAGCCCAGCCGAAGGAAAAGCCGTTCAGCCCGTTTACTGAATCTGTGGCTGCCTCGAATATGTTTGCTAAATCTATTAAACTCATTTTTTGCTTTTAGATATATCATCGATAACTTTTTCTTCTGCCGCTTTGCTTGCAAGGTATTGAAACACTTGATACAATTTTGCTTTTTCTGCTGATTCCATAGGGGTAAATCCATTCAAATTAAACAATCCAGACTCAGCCACTTTCTTAATTGTCAGATACCAACCGTATCTTTCATTTAATCTTTCGCTTGCTAATTGAGATTTTCCATCGCCCTTTGCAGCATAGAGGTCTGCAAACCTAAGGTATATTTCTCGCTTAACTTGGTCAAAAAAAAAGCAACCTCAAACGATGTTTGCAAAGGCATTTGTAAAAAGTCAATCTTATTTTGCTCAAAGAGTTCGTCGCTATATTCCTCGTTCAATGGTTTTAAAAGCACCGCCATGACATTTAGCAACCCCTCAGCCTCACCGCCTTGTATTTGCTTAACCGCCTTGTCGTATTGTGCCGCCATTGTAAATTCAAGCAGCGTTGACTTTTCCATTAACTTTTCGGGCAACGTGTAAACCTTACCGTTAAAATCGTACAGTTGCTTATAAGTCGTTTCCGTGGGCGTGTTAATGGCGTTCATTATCTTGGTATAAATGTAAACCAAGTATTTTAATTCTAAGCTATTTGCAACCCTACCAAAACAAGCATCTAAGGGAATGCCAGTAAAATAGCTTACCACCTTTGCCATGTACGGATAACGTTCCTTTGATTCCCAAACCTTGTCCATGATTTCTAACCTAATCCGTAACTCTTCGTTATTGGTTTCCCATTGGGTAATCAAGGCTGGAAGGAAACGGCGTACGTTGTCCTTTACCTCATTTGTTTCGAGGATTGTGTTAAGTTGCCTTACAACGGTTGCTTGGTTTTCGTCCTTTGTCGAAACCTTCAACTTCCGTGCGTACGGTTTTATTTTCTCATAGACCGTGTCCCGTTCATTCATGTATTGAATCGCTTCAAGTTCTGCTTTTGGGTGCTGAGGCAAAAGGAATTTGATAAAATAAATATATTGCTCCAGCGTTATATCCGCTGCCGTTTCAGGGTATTCATACCTTACCGCCTGCCAATACGTCGCCGCTTGTCTCGGGTTCAAATGGCTTTGCCGTTCCCTTTTCATGCTGGAAAATTGGAAGGCTGGGCGGTCGTGACCATTCCCTTTTGATTCCGTTGCCTGTAAGCTTCACGGCTTTTTCAAGGTGTCCGCGCATCTGCAAGTATTTTTTTCGGTGTTGCGGCTTATCAATTATTTCTTGCGTAACCTTTTCGATAAGGTCAATAATGATAACCGCCTTTTCTTTATCTGTCATATCTTTTTATTTTAATTGTAAGCCAATAAATCGCTGCCTTCTAATAAACGCATCGCCGCATAACGGAAGGCATCGCAAATGTGATTATCTGCGTCCATTGGCGTGCTGCTTCTTCTATCGTTCCAAATGTAATTCCTTAATTCGTATTTTGCATTCCAACTTTCAGGTGTTACAACTATGGTATAATCCAAAATTTTCTTTATTCCTTCAATAACAGACCCAGCGTGCTTGTCCGCTTTGTGGATGTTTAACCCTTTTTGTTGTAATGCATCTACCAATCTGGGTTCGCTGGTGTCTGCGATAATCATGCTATTAACTTGAACCAAGTTGTTCATTTTATCAATTACGTTTTCATAGCTAAGTGATTGCTTGTAAATGACTTCTTGCATATATATTTTCTTTGCCCCTTTGTCAACCGCAACTTTTACCAATGCCAAGGGGTCGGGATAAAAGCCAAAGTCAAGCCCGTAGGCAAAAGGTAGGCTTGAATCAAATTCGCCTTCAATCCAATTAGGATATATTACCCCTTCCTTTTTATCCAACCATTTACCTAAGAATCTATGCGCGTATGCCTCAATGTTTTGCTTTTTAATGTTTTCAATTTTCATTAAATAGTCAGCGCCTAAATTCTGTTTGTTGTCTAAATAGGTTGAATGTATATGCGTGATTTCTGGGTGTGTGCTTATTGGTATCATTTGTCCTTCAATGTCTCGCATAACATGGGATTTTTCAAACCAGCGCTTCCAAATCCAATGCTCCACGTCCTGAGGATTCATCACCAAGATTACAAGGTTAGGTACGTTTGGCATTCTTATCGATTCGTCAATGGTATTAAAATCATTTTCATCAATAAATTCCTCTGCCTCGTCAACAATAAAAACATTTAACGCTGGTATCGATTTTAACTTTGCCGTTTGGTTTCCGCTGCTTGTCTTGATTCCTGAGAATATTATTTCACTCTTGGTTACCTTATGGCTTATCAATGAATTTGCCATTTTAAATTCATCGCCAACGCCAAGCAAATCTATTTTTTCACGGAACTCTGGTACAACGGATATATTAGCCGATGAAAGCGTATATCGCGTATAAAGTATCTTCCAGTCTTTATTGTATAATAGCATATTACAAGCCCAAAGAGCAATAGTAAACGATTTGGCTGAACCACGTCCACCCGTGATAATAAAGTATCGGGTTTTGGGTTGCCAAAGCGCCTCGTAAATCTCATTGACTTCTATCTTCATTTTTAGTAAATATAATTGTTGGCACGGTCACCTTGCCACCTTGAGTTGTAATGTCTATATCTTGCTTTGCTTTGCCATAGGCACGGTCTAAAAGCAATTGAGCCGCTCTAATGTCACCCTTTGCCGCCTGTTCCCTGAGCTTCATTATAATTGCCTCAGCCGCCGTGATGCCGTCCTTTTCTTGCCCCATAACATTTGCCATGATAAGGTCAAGGGCTGGGAGTTTCTTAGGTCTGCCGTTGGGGTTCAATGTTTCGCCCTTCTTCATTTTCTTACCATCATGCGGAAAAGCCATGCGTCTGTATTTCGTCTGTTATTTTTTTTTAGGCGCTGGCTTTGTTTCTTTTGGTTTCTCCTGTTTTACAGTTTTCTTTTTAGGTGACTTCTTATCGTCATCATAAGTAAAGCCAAAGCCATCGTCGTTGTTTCTTCTTTCAAGTGCCATAATATTAAGGTTTTTCTGTTAATGATATTTTGTAAATTTCTTTTGAAAAATTTGCGTCGTATTCTTTTACAGCCGAGTTCACTTTAAACTTTGACCCAGCTTTAAACATAAATTCTTTTTCAGTTGAATAATTAGATAAACTTTCAACCGACTTACCATTCTTGCCTTTTACGGTAAATAATACAGGAGTACCGCCAGTAGTTCCAAAACTTTTAGAAGTAGCTTTATCAGAGGACGTACTTAAAAATGTAGTCATGGTTATATTTTTACCTACATTATTAAGCAAGCTATTCACCAACTTCTCCGTTCTTGACCCTTGTGTTAGCTTCATCCCTCTTTCAAATGTTCCTTCTGTTGATGCAATTTTATCTAATGAAGCATTTAATCCTTTAATGTATTTAATATCAGTTGCATTTAAATTATCATCAATTATTTTACTATTCACTTTATACCCATGTTTTGTGTAGGTATTTACAAATTTTTCCCAATTTTGTACTGATTCATCACTTCTTCCTTTAATTTTATAAAAGCTATAATCGTCATCAATGTCACCCAATTCACTTATTGGAACATCCGCGTCGCTGGGCGCATAGGCAAATGTCTTTCCAAGACCTCCTCCTCCTCCTGTTGATTGTCCACTACGCCCTCCCATTCCAAAAAGGTTTAATGTGATAATAAAGTGCGTCTTGATACATATCTTTGTATTTATTGTTTGAACAAATAATTACTTGCGTTGGCTCAATCTGCTTTATAACCTCTTGAAGCCCAGCGTTAAAAATACTTATCGCCTTGTCAGTTCTTGCGCCTATATTTGAAACGGCAATAGTGCTTTTAGGTTTAATTCCCTTACAAATATATGGATAACTTTCTGAATTTGTCCAAGTTATGGTAGGAATTACATTTATTTTATATTTTTCGTAAACGTGACCTATTAGCCTACTTCTGTAAATATTCCATTTAATCATGTCCTCTGGCATTCCAACCAATGCAGAAAAGTCAGGAGTCATAACGTATTTGGCTGCTTTAAATATATTAGCGTAATAATCTATTCTATTCCAGTAACGCTCAAGGCGATAATCATCGACAAACATATTAATCAAACAATTTTCATTAATATTTTTTGTTTCGATGCACAAGATTGTTTCTGTTTGCTGCTCAATAGTAATCTGAGAACCAATGAGAGGATAATCTTCAAAGTCAATGTAACTTGTTTTCAATGCATCCCAAGTGCCTGCTTTAAAATTCCAATTATCGCTGGTCTTTGTTCTCATGGTTATATAACTACTCCGTTGCGTTTAATAATCAATGTTGAATCAAGTTTCTTCATGCGGTCAATGATAACTTGGCAATACTTTGGGTCAAGTTCCATGCCATAGCACTTGCGTTTTAGTTGGTGCGCGGCAACCATGGTGGAGCCTGAACCGAGGAAGAGGTCTAAGACCTTGTCATTTATTTTACTTGCGTCTTCTATTGCTTTTTCGCACAGAGGAATTGGTTTCATAGTTGGGTGTAATTCGTTTTTTTTAGTTCTTGGTATTTCCCAGATATCCATTCCATTATTTCCACCGTAAAAATTATGTTCACTTACCCATCCGTAAAAAATGTGCTCACACTTCGACATGTAATCAGAATTACTTAAAGTATGATTCCCTTTATTCCAAGTTATTAGTGCCCTAACCTCTAATCCAGTTCTTTTTAAACTCTCAAAATACTCACCCAATTTTAATCTGTAAAAACAAATGTAAAATGCACCTTTGACAAATAATTGAATATTTGAATTAATAGCGTCAAGAAAATCATATCCATCTTCTTTTGACATTTTATCGTTTTTTATGCCACCGTGTTTTGAATTATAACTTTTACTTCCATCTGCGTGAATACCTCCTGTAAAATCCATTAAATACGGCGGGTCTGTGAATACCATGTCCGCCTTTTCCCCATTCATCAACCGCGCCACGGCGTCCAAGTCCGTTGAATCCCCACAAAGCAACCTATGCTCCCCAATCTCGAACAAGTCACCAATGACAATATCCGTTTCAATGCCCCCTTCGGGAACGTCGTAATCGTCTTCACTTGCCTCAAGTTCCTCAGCCTCATTTTCAAACTGCGGTATCTCCAAGCCCCACGCTTCCAAGTCTACCACCTCCCAATCGTTCGCAAGTGTATCCCAGTCCCATTCGCCAAAGGCTACATTGTCCGCAATGATGAACCGCTTCTTTTCCTCCTCGGTTAAGTCGCTACTTCGCTTTACCCATGCTTCGTCCACGTCCGTGAAACCAAGTTCTTGCAAAGCCCTAAGCCTCATGTTTCCCCCGAGAACCACGTTATTTTCGTCAATGACCATTGGGCGAAGCGAAAGCATCTTAGGAAACTCCGTGATACTTTGCTTTAGCTTTTGAAACTTTTCGTCCCTTAAGACGCGTGGGTTGTTCGGGTTTGGTTTAATATCTTTTAGCTTCATATTTTCTTTAGCAACTCTTTAATTAATCGCTTGTAAATCTTTGTTTCAATTTTCTTTTCCAACCGCCTTTGTGCATTAATTTCAGCCGCCCTTTCTTTCCACCGTCTTTCTTGTTCAGAGTCATAAAAACCACCTGAGCATTGTGGTTCATTTCCCCCAGACTTATGCAAATTATACAAATCCTCAACCGTGCTTTCTTTTTTGCTCATATACTTTCCATTATTGCCAATCTTAAAATATTTATCTTTTTTAAGTCCCTTTCCTCTTGCAACCACTTGCGCCCAGCCTCTAAGTCAACAAAGTACGCATCATCTTTATCCAATGCCTTAGTAAATTTGTGGATTAAATCCAATTCGTTTTTGTATGTGCGCACCCCAGCAATGTTAAATTCCTTTATCTCCTCAGGCGCGTAGGAAATACAACCCGCAACCAACATTTCCATCGCAAAGTTATTTGACTTTGCCTGATTAAAATTGTCGTTCGTCAACGGGAATACGCCGTAGTGCGGCGCTGAGTTCTTCACCATTTCAAAATACTGGAATAAGGAATTGTTCCACGGCACAATAATTGCTTTGGGATACAATGTTTTGCCAAGCCAATCAGCTAATCCGACCATTCCTAATTCAACCTTATCGTTTTTCTGCAACTCAACCCAAAAGTTTTTAACCGTGGCAAGGTCTTCCAAGTGCGTTTGACTTCCCCGCCAAATGACCCTTTTCTTTGCGTCCATCAACTTATCCCTTTTCACGGGCTGCATCGGTGTCACCGTGAAATCAATCGCATTGGGGACAATCGTAATCTTGTCTTTATCGTAAAACTGGGAGTAAAATTCCTTTAAGTACGGGGTTGAGGTCATAACCCAGTCAGCGTATTTAAAAGCCTTTTCGACTGATTCCTTTACCTGAGGCTTGTTGAAATGTTGGCTTGCTGGGTTCGCCGCGCTTACCTCGTGCAATAGGTCGTCATGGTCTAAGATAATTTTCTTACCCATTCGCTTGACCTCATTAATCATGCCAAGTAAATCGTTGCCGTTGGCACGCTGAAAGATAACAACATCGACGTCATAAAAATCGTACCACTTGACCGTGTCAGGGTTAATCATCTTTATGACGAACTGAGGGAAGACTTCCCTAAGCCTAATAAATGGATTAACCGTGCGATAATAGTCGGTCGTTGGGCTGCTTAGATTACAGACAATGCCTATTCTCATTTATGGCGGTTTTTATAGGAATCTAATAAGACTTCCAGTACCAACTCCATTGAGTGCTTGCGCCCTGTTGCCTTCCATAAATCGTATTGAATGTCAAGTAGCCGCTGCCTTATAACCTTGTTTCTAAAGGTTACCCCGTACATTTCCTGAGGTTTCGTTGTGTTCATTTTTTTTAAATTATTATACAAATATAATATTATTTTTTTAAAATAGGGGAAATAAATCCACGCTCACCCTCAGACACAAACATTGAATGTCGGTATGTCTTTGACAAATGACCAACGCTTATCTTATTGTCTGATATAAATTTCATCAACGGGTGTACCGTGTTGTTCCAGTCAAACAAATCCGCCCATTTATCAGGCGAATATATTTCCCCTTCCCGATTGAGGTCAACTAAGGATAAATCAAACTTGCCGCCTATCTTATGAAGCAAAGACGGTTTAAAGAACTCGCATGACCCACGAAGCCACCCAACAGGGTCGCCGCACGAATTACTAAGTATTTCCCAGTCCCCGTTCATAAAGTGAATGATGTTGCCAAACCATTTATAATTATGAATGAAATTGTCATCATGAGTAAACAAAAGCAAATCGTATTCCGTGAAATTGTGTTCTTCCAACCATTGGTTTGAACAACCCCAGTCCCCGACCGTGTTTGGGTATTCTTTATAATTCCAACCCAAGTGTTTTATCTGCTCAATCGTTGCAATGTCTTTATAAAGAATCGTGTCCAAATCCTTTAGGTTCAAATCTTTCTTTTCTTCCTTTGAATACTTCGGGTCACGGTGTGAGATGCAAAACAAATCGTACTGCCAGTCTTTGACCACGATTTGCCGTGCGACTGATTCATAGAAATCTAAGGGGAAATGCCAACCTGAGGCAACAACGGCTAATTTCATAAAAGCAAAGATAAAGAAGGGAAGTCCTCGTTAATCGTAATAAAGTTTATACCCGATGAATTAATTGGCTGAAAATCTTTCATCCATTCTACTTTGTCCCTTTCCTTACTCCCGCCTTCAAAAAGAATTGTCCCATTTAAAAAATGATATTCTTTCAAACTTTTCAAATACTTTAAGTGTCCCGCGTGGTTGCTTATATCAAAGTGCATCAAGTCAAAAGGGTATGGCGTCCAATTATAAAAATCAAGTTCAACCAACTCAATATATTTTGTAAGTCCCAATTTATCAATGGTGTATTGCGTCTTTTCCATTGACGTATGTTTGTACGGGTAATTTTGCCAAAGGTCATGACACATTATAACCGTATCGCTTCCTAAATCCCGTAAAGCCTGAGCCATTGCGACGGCTGAATAACCGTGCAACGTGCCGAACTCAATTATCCAAGTTGGATTCATTGTAAGAACCGTGTTGTAAAGGGTTTTACCAATGTTATTCTTTTGGTAACTTGAGGGTATGTTGTAGTTAAAATATGCCATTAGAAAGGGAAATCTGATTCAGCTTTAAAAGTTGTTGCCTCTGATACCTTAGGACTTTCCCCCGCCGTTGGTTTACCGCCAAATTCAAGTGAATTAACCATACATCTTATAACCGCCTCAGCCGTTCCAGTATTTTTATTTAGGTATCCATTAACGCTGCCAGAACCTTCTATTACCACATAAGTACCTTTTAGAATGTGAGGTGCAAGCTTAATTCCACGTTCACCCCAAATTGAGGCAGTCACCCAAATCGTCTTTTCCGACGGTGTCGCCCCGTATACCTTTTCCGTGTGTGCAACGGAAAAAGAACAAACTGTGTTATCTCCCACGTTCTTAACCTCAGCGTCCTGACCGACGCGACCCGAAACAATTAATTTAATCATGCTTTTTGTTTTAAGTAATTTTCAAACCCTATATAAAAATTGTCAACCTTTGTTTTTATTCGTCTATATGTTTTTTTTGCATTAATCTTTTTTTGATTTGATATTTTTGATAGTATAATTATTTTTGTTATTTCATCCTCAGTAAAATAATTAATACCGTAAATCATTGCAAATCTTGTCATTGGTTGTTTAAATTTTAAATGAAATTCTTCGAAAACATTGACATAAAATAATAAATTATGTTCCATTACCAACCTTTTTTTATCTGTTCAACAATATATTCTCTATCCTCGTCCGTCACCCACCAACCAACGGGAATGCTGCTAAGTTTTCCAATAACCTTTTCAAGGTTTGGCAGTTCTGTTCTGTACTTTGCTACACATGGGTGTAAATCGTTGCGCTCATGGACTTGCGAGGTCATAACGCCACGGTTTTTCATCGCCCGCTGGAAATTATCTCTATCCTCAACCAATATAGAATATATCCAATAAGCCGAACCTTCGTCGTAATCCAAAGTATTTATTTTTGTGTCATTTGCATTTAGCCAATAGTCGTAAAACCCAGCGTTGTTTATATGCCTTCTGATATTATCGCCAACTATTTTTAAATTCTCAATACCAATAGCGGCGTTTATGTCATTCATGTGAAACTTATAGCCCCAATCCTTTATTGGTTCTTCGCAACGAAAGTCCTTTCGGTCGCCTTCACGGTCAATACCATACCACCGAAGCAACTTTGCCTTTTTATATTCTTCCTCGTTTGGTAAAATTAACATTCCGCCGTCACCCGTGGTCAGATGTTTTATCGCCTGAAAGGAAAAACAACAATAATTTCCTGAGTTACCAACCTTTGTGCCTTCGTCCTGAGTCGCTGGCAATTCATAATAAGACCCGAAGGCGTGGGCGCAATCCTCGATTATATCTAACCCCGTTAATGCCTTGATTTTCTTTACGTCTGCCGCTGCCCCGCCCCAATGAACAACCATAACGGCTGCGACTAAAGGAGTCACGCATTTAGCAACCGACAAAGGGCAAATATTTAAAGTGTTTGGTTCAATGTCTGCCCAAATGATTTCAAACCCAGCCGCTAAGATTGCCCAGTTGGTCGCCGTGCAAGTCAACGGGGTTGATATAATGTATTTCTTTTCTGGGTGTTTGTCCTTAATTATCCTTAATGCCAAGGTTAAGGCAGACGTTCCAGAATTTACCGTTACGAGGTAAGGGTTATTAAAACATATTTTTAAATCTAATTCAAATTTTTCAACGACTTCGCCCTGACCGATGAAGCCTGAGGACAAAACTTTTCCCACCGATTTATCTGCCGTTGGGTTCATCGCTACTTTGAATAATGGTATCATTTGATATGGTTTGCGTGGTTAGTAAAATATTTGTTCCCCTCATTTTCAAACGGCGTGCCGATATACTTTGAACAGTTGCCTTTAAGGATTTTTACCCTCAGCTTTTCCTCAAAGTTCCATAACACGAAAGGGAAACTAAGTTGGTCGCGGCTGGAATACTTGCATACTTGTTCAAACCAAGCCAAGCCAAAGTCAATCGTCACTTGATTTACCTTTCGAATGTAGCACCCCATTTCATAAAGCCCAAAGTAGGGCGGCATTCCAACGCGCTGATAAAATTCCATTTGGCTTTTAACGAGGTCTTCATTATCCAACTTTGCCTCAAGCACGGCGGCAATTTCCTGATATAAACAACGTCTTTGCGCATGGCGAAAAAGGTACAAATCAGCGTCGCCATATTCTTTTATAATATCTGCTGGGTTCATCGCCAGTTGGTGCGTGCCATCATGCCAAATGATATAATCAAAAGCCGTGTCCATTACCTGAGGAATGCAAAGTATCTTTTCAGCCTTCGCGTTGCGCCTATGCCTCAGCGGGTCAATCATGGAAAACTCATGGTTCTTTACCTGATTCCAGACGTTAAGGTTGTGGTTAATTTCATCGACAAAGGCGACGTAGGTACAATTATCAAAGGTGCTATCAGGGTCAACCAAAACGTCTTTGTTTCCAGTAATTGAGGTAATAACTAGGTAATTCATAGGGCAAAGATAAACTTTATTATTTTATAAATTAAATATTATTTTTAGCAAAATTATTTCTATCTTTGAGGCGCAAGGTAGCGGATAGGTAGCGCAAAGCGGCGACCGCGGCTGATATTGTGGGTTCAAATCCCACCCTTGTACTTACCACCCGAAGGTTGAGCAATGCTGCACCGTGTGTTGATAAAGGGATGGAACGGTGTAATTTTAAAAGGTGTCGATTTCGATACGTTTAAAAAAATGTATAATTTAAAGGAAAATTATTATATTTGTAAAACTTTTTGCTGGAAGCACTACCCCGCAAAAGGTATTTGAGGAAATCATTTACCTCACTAAACCCGTAAAGAGTAGTGCCTTTAACGGGTTTTTTTATTTTATAACTTATGAAAGAAATACAATTAACTCAAGGCAAGGTCGCGCTGGTCGACGATGATATGTTTGAGTATTTGAATCAGTTTAAGTGGCACGTTTGTAAAGATTCAAATAATTTTTATGCATATAGAAATATAAAAAACGTAAATGGTAATTATGAAAAAATATCCATGCATCGATTTATAATGAAACCAGCAAAGGGATATGTTGTCGACCATGTTAACCATTTTACCCTTGATAATCAAAAAGAGAATCTTAGAATTTGTACGCATAGTCAAAATTTAATGAATAGGAATAAAACAGTTAAAAATTTAAGCGGGTACAAGGGCGTAATTCATTGGAAACGAAACAACACTTGGAAGGCTGAAATTATGTATAATAAAAATAAAGTTAATTTAGGTTATTATAAAAATATAAATGATGCCGCCAAAGCGTATAATTATGCTGCTTTAAAGTATCATGGTGAATTTGCCCAATTAAATGTAATACCTAAGGAAAATTTGTTAAATTTGTAAAACTCTTTTGAACGAGGTGCAAGTCATTCAAAAGAACTTTGAGACAATTCCGCATTGTTTCACCTAAACCCAGTTGTCTTGCACCTTCTGGGTTTTTTATTTTTAAATTATGGAGTTTTCGTTTAATGTTGAATTTGCTAATCGTTACGGTATTGACGAAGCCATTATGATTAAATCTTTCCAATTTTGGATAAGGCTAAATAAGGCAAATGGAAATAATTTTAATGATGGCAAGTATTGGACTTATAATACAAATAAGTCACTTACTTTGTATTTTAGCTTTTGGAGTGAAAAGCAAGTACGAAGAATTATTGAAAGCCTTGTTGATAAAGGTATTTTACTTAAAGGTAATTACAATAAAATTGGTTATGACAGAACCATTTGGTATGCCTTTACTAATGAAGATTTATATCTTTCAGACAATTTTCATTTGCCAGATAATGGATTAGACCAAAAGGGCAACACCATTTTACCAAATGGGCAAATGGATATTCCCAAAAGGGCAAATCGATTTGCTCAAAAAGGCGAACCAATACCAGTTGCTAACCAAGTACTAAAAACATTTACTAACCCAGTTATTATTGAAAACGAGTTTTCGCACTTTTCAAAGGTTACAATTAATGATTCACAAAGCCCCAAAGTAAACCCGTTTACCTTGATTGCAAATGTTGAAAAAGAAAAAGAAAGTTCCGCGAAAGAAAAAGAAAAAGCCGAGCGCAAGCCCAACCCAACCTACGAAGCCTTTACCGTGTTTTGCCAAACCTTTGAAGAGTTATCAGGCGCGGCGTACCCGACCGATAAAAACGGGCATTACATTATGAGCGGCAAAGATGCGGGCGGTATGGTTTACCTTATGCGTTTTATTGAGCAAGTTGACCGCTCAGGGAATACGACAGACGCGTTAAAAGTATTTTTAAATGCGGCATGGAAGTTAAATGATAAATGGATAAAGGCTAACTTTACCCCGTCAATTTTACATAGCCAGTCCTCAAAGATATTTACCGCGTACCAAACGACCAGCCCAGAAGCCGTGGAAAAGAAAAGGTATGACAGGATTCAGGAATTGTTAGCCGAAAGAATGGCAAAGTATCAAGATTAAAACCAACCAAAATGAATAATTTACCAATGATTGCAAACCGCGTGGAAGAAAAGATACAGGACGTTCAACTTGTAATCGACAACCGCGACAAACGTATTATGAAAATCGGGGCAAAGGAAGCCATCCCGAAGATAACTCAGGTTCTGTATCAACTCTTGCCCGTGTATGGCATTGAGGCAAAGGAAGAACATTTGCTTGAGTTAACTGAATTTATATCAACCTACAAATTGATTTCGGTCGATGAAATAAGGCTGGCATTTGAAAAGTTTGCCAAACAGGAATTGGATATTAACGACCATAAACTTTACGGTAAAGTTGACTTACACGCTATCGGGCGAATCCTTACCGCTTATATTAACTGGAGGCAAAAGATATATTTTGCAATGGATAGCGATATACAGGCAAAGAAGGAAGAGGAAGACCGATTGAAACGGCTGGGAAAAGTTGCTGAGGAATACGACAAGGATTTTGATAATAAGTTAAAAAACTTTCAGTCGCCGAACTTTGAGGACATTCCTATTTTTTGGTTTGATATTTGCGTTAAGCGTGGCTATATTGTTTGGGAGGACGGAGAAAAGGAAAAGCTATGGGAAGAGGCTAAGGAATTTGCATTGAAATTAAAGCCTGATTCAGATAATTTAATTGACCGCAAGAATCATTTGCGCAAGATTGAGGAAGGGAATATTCCACGGGCGAAGGCGTTGGCGTTTAAGTTAGCCGTCTGGCGCAAGGTTTTATTAAGGGATTAATCATTGGTGCTTTATACTATCTGGTTTTCTTTGGGTGAGGACAAAATTAGTCCTCACTTTTTTTTAAAATAATGTTGTAAATATTTTTATTTATGAATATTTATTTATAAATTTACATATTGAAAATAACAAAAACGACCAAAATGATGACTTACAAAGAATTATGCAACCACTTTGACAAAGTACATGAATTAGTAGCTGACCCAGCTTTTGTAAAAACTGTATATCTGGCAGTAAAATCACAGGGCTGCACAGACGAGGAATGGGAGGCAAACAAAATGCCTATTACTGCAAGAATGGCTAATGAGTATTTAAACAAGTTAGACCAAGACATTAAACAAATTAAAGAATCATGGCAGTAGGAGTACTGCTCAATTTTTAAATCTTAAAAAAAAACAAATGAAGGAATCAACTTTAGAAATTACAATTGACAAAAAAATGGCAAAAGACGTTATAAATATGTCAAAAACAATGCCAGTAGATTTGTTAAAAAGGTACAACGGAACTGATATTATTTTAAAATTTTCAAGCACTGGCGTTTATTTTTTTACAACAGATGAAGTACCAGCCAGAATAGATGAAAGGGTTTACAAGTTTTTGTCTTATGACGAATTAAATTTTATTGCTAAGAATTAAACCTACCAACATGATTACAAAATACACCGTCAAATGTTGCCTTGATAAAAAGCGCCAGCACTTTGTCCACGTTATTTTTTCCAGCGGCTTTGGATTGTACGGCGCAAATAAACCTCACCACGAAGACGATAATATTGAAATCCACGGCTGGACATTTGAGCCGCATGACATTGACCTTGAATTGTATCCACAAATCACCCGTTTTAATCTCATGCCCCTTGTAGATGAGCATGAAATGGACTGGGTAATACTTAATAATTAATCACTTTAAAAACAACCAAAAATGGAAGCTTTAAAAAACACGTTAACAGACAACGGCTTAACACGGTATTACGAAGAACGCATCGTATATCTTCAAGGCGAAAACGAAAGGTTAAGGAATGAGGCGCGAGCTGACTTTTTAACCGTCTTAGACTTTTGGATTTACGCCCAGCGTATTATTGAAACTTATGTAATGTTTCATAAGGATTCAAACCATGACCATTATATTGACATGATTAAAACAATTTTACAAAGCTTGGAATACCACGAAGAAAAAATGCTTGATACTGGGATAAACAAACTAAGACTTGAGATTATTGCCCGTTGCAAAGAAGCGATTATTAAATGTCAACAAATAACCGCAGCAAGATGAACATCCAAGAATTTGCGTTGAACGCCTCATTAACCGTTTGCCCTTCCCATATCGTTGAGCCCCTTCACCTGAAAAGATGGTGGAGGCAACGTGGGGTCGGCGAACTTGAAAAATACTTTTGTACAGGGAAGAAGATAAAATACGATGACGAAATCAACTGGAAAACAATAAGCGACCATAAAAAACAAATGTGGTACGATTCACTAAATTTTCAAATTCAAACGGGAAATGAATATTCTAAAAGGCAAGGTTAAATATACGGCGGGCAAAGTGTTTGAGGGTCAATTTGGACCATCCATTAACGCCGTTATTACATTAGACAACGGTACTGAGGTACGCGTTTACGGAAAAGCCGACGATGAAAAATTGAAGGCGCTTAAAAAAGACGACGCCGTAACAATTATTCACGACGGCAAAAGTTACAAGGTCGCATTTGACATGATTACCGCCGATGAAATGCCTGAGAAGGCAAATACACCCACCGAAGGCGCAAACGTGCAACAGGCGGCAAATGTAGCCCCTAAAAACAACGGTAAGCTAACACCAGATGAGATAACCGAGAAAGCCACGTTTATGACCTCGGTTTATGCCGACATATTTCACCAGTTGCAAGCCTCAGGTTTAGAACCAGCGCAAGCACAACCAGCGGCGGCGACAATCTTTATTCAAATCGGAAAGTTTTTTTAATCAATATGGTTCGTTTTTCCCCAGCCTGAAATATGGCTGGGGTTTTACCGCACCGCAAAACAAAAGAAATGAACGACAAAAAATTAGAAAGAGCATTAAATAACGTTTTATCAGAGGTTGCTGATATTTGTTATATGCTTACAGAAAAAATTGAGGAACTTGAAAATGATTTAGTTGAATTAGAAAAGCAACACGAACAATCTTTAAAAGTAGCTTTTGAAAAAGGCTATGAAGAAGGTGTTAAATATACCGATGGACTTATAAGCGACGAAAGATTCCCATTTTAAAAACAAATAATCATGATAAACCAAGAAGAAAAAGAAACGTCGTTGGAATACTTTTATGACAAGGTATTGGACGCCTCAGAGTTTTACGAATCAGAATACAAAGATATTCTTGATGCTTTGAATGAGGCAAAGAAAATGTATGCTGAGGAAATTGAAAACGCCTTTAAAAAGGGTTATTCTCGAGGATACGTTGAACGCGCAAATTTAGGAATCTCTATATACAAATAACCATGCTCCTTCCAAAAAAATACATATCAGTCAGCCAAATAAACCTTTGGCATTCCGACCGCAAAAAGTACATGGAACGTTACTTTTGTAACCTTCCCCAAGAACCATCTATTTACATGGATTTTGGCAAGCGCTTTGCCGAGGACACGGAAGCGTTTATTAAAAATGGAATCATCATGGAAACCTTCCCAGATTTTTACATTGACAAAATTCAAGCCTTCAAAGGTTGCGAGGCTGAGAAAGAAATTAGCCTTTCCATTAATGACATTCAGGTAAAAGGTTTTATCGATGCGTGGGACGTGGCAAATAATAGGGTAATTGATTTTAAAACCTCAGGCAGACCGTGGACAATGGACACGCTGAAAGATAGCCTTCAAATGAAAGTCTACGCGCTGGCAATGTTTGTCAACGGGGAATCAATTCCCGAAAGTCAAATCAACTGGTTAGGGACAAAGAGAACCAAAAACGGTTTATCTTTCACGGGCGAAAGTCATGAACTTAGACATACCTTTGAAATGGACGATTTGCTAAAAGCCATTGTTTTGATTGAGGAAACTTGCAAAGAAATAAGTCACGCTTATAATATTTATTTATCATAAAAACTTACAACCATGACCGAAGAACAAAGAGCAAAAAAAAGGGAATACATGAAAAATTATTACAAGAACCTTTCCCGCTACCAAAAGGAAAAACGACGTTTAAAGAATCTTGAACAAAAAAAACAGAAATACCACGATAAGACGCCCGAAGAAAAGGCAAAACGAAAAGAGGAAAACAGACGCAGTTATTTAAAAAACATTGATAGAATCAAGGCATACGCAAAGGCGTACCGCCAAAAACAAAAAGAAAAAAAATGCTTACAGAACGAGAAAGAGAAAAATTAATCAGGGACGCCGCCAGTATCTTTGTAGCCGCTGGTGGAATCCTAACCCTTGCTTTCGCCATTTATTTCATCGTTGACCTAATAAAAAAATGGTACTTATGAAATACGAAATCAAATGGAAGAGCGGAAGAATTATAACCGATGCTGCAAGCGTTGAGGAAGCGATTAAGAAGTTTAAGGAAATGGGAATTGATATTCCTGAGAAAGAAATAAGTATTGCTTCATTTTAATTCATTTAGGTTGATTTTGTCCCGTATCTCATTGGTACGGGATTTTTTTTAAAAATAATGTTGTAAATATTTTTATTTGTAAATATTTATAATTAAATTTACATATTGAAAATAAAAAACAACCAAAATGATTACTTTAACAACTTCACTAAGAGAAACATTAAAGGCTCAAGATATTATTAGAGACCTTAACATTGCCTGTATTTTTGATATTCAAGAAGAACAAGTTGCTTCAAACTGTTGGACTTTTACCACGTTTGAGGAAGACACGGAAGACATTTGTCTTGATATTGAAAATATGTTATCTAAGTCAGGCTTAGTAGAATTTGAAATTTCTTTTAACTAAAAAACAAAAAAAATGGAAAAGAAGATTTTTGCAGTTATGTATTTTGGCAACGCCAAGAGATACCAAGACCTTAACCAAGAGATTGCAGCGTTTACAAAGCGCGAAGCGGTTGAAAGATTTTACGCTCAAATGTTAAATGAGAATTACTTTCCTGTTGATGAGTTTGACTGGGGTCATATTGTAAAAGACATGGATGGCAATATTATTGCAAGACCAGGAGACGAAACAATTGAATACGACGGTGGTCATTTTTACGCTGAAAAAGTAGTAGGATAACCATGAAAGAACCAATCATTGAAACCTACGTTCCACAAAATAAGCGGCTGCCGTATCAGGTAGCCGCTGGAATCGGCATTGCCTTTGTCATCGGGTTGATTTATTCCCCGATTAATACCCAGTACAATTATACCTCATTCGTGCCAATCATTGAGCATGACACGGTGTACGTTCATAAAATTACGACGTTGACCTTTCCCGCTAAGGCTGAGGATAAAGAGATTGACGAAAGCGCCTACGGGTCACGTTCCTACGGGTACGAGGTGCGCAAGTTATCAGGCAACCAACTAAGGCAAACGCTGGAAGGACGCGGCTTTCGTAACCTTGCAAAGGTTGATAGGGCAAAGTTGCGTCGAATATATATTGCCTATTGCTACGAATCCATGTTGATGAATGTACACCTATTAACCGACTTCCCGATTTCAATGATTTATTCTTTCTTTATAATAGAAGCAACTGCTCAAGGAATCGAAACGGAACTCTGGCGCAAACACGCCAACGCTGGCGGGGTAAAGGCATTAAAGAACGGCAAATCTGTTACATACAGGACACGCGAGGTAATTCGAGGAAGGGATAAGTACATTAAGGCAAAGTTCATGAAGGCATCCAGCACGGAAGAAGGCATGAAACTTTGGGCTGGCGTTTTGAACTCAGGAAGATACGCCGATTGCAAAAAGGCTAATTACAAGATAAAGGGGATTAAGTTGTACGAATCCATTTGTAAATGCATTTACAAGTCAGGTTATCACACGGACAAAGATTACAAATTTCGTGCATCGCTCATGGCTGAGTACTGGCAAATCAAACGGGACAACTTCCCTTTGAAAAAAGAAACAAATGTTTTTTAATCTTTTTTTTAAAATAATTGTGTAAATATTTTTTTGTTGTTTTATTTATTTATATATTTACATATCGAAACAAACAAAACGATTTTTACCACTTTAAAAACAAACAAAATGAGAAATTTAGCAATTTTACCAGAGTTATTATCAGACACAAACACTTTTAAATTTCGCAAGACGGTAGAAGCTGAAATGGTTAACTTTCCGCAAATGGATTTTTTAATTGACGTAATTTACAACGGTCAAAGAATAGCAATTTTAAACGGCTTAAGTTCACCTTTACAATGGACTGCAAAAAACGGTTCAAATATTCCAGTAATTATAATTGAGAAATTAGAAAAAATGGTTGTAAGGTTAATTACTAAAAGTTATAAAATTAACAATAAAAGTAAATAAGAAAAAAATCCCACAGTATTCGTACAGGGTTGACAGCTCGGAAAGACGGCAACTTTTTTCACCACTTAACAAAAAACAAAATGGAAAAGAATTTCACCAATATCCAGTTTAAATGGACATTTGAAAGCATTGCGGACAATATCCCTACAATCATGCTTTTAACGATTATCCTCACCTACGGCGTCAATGCGTATTTGACCGCTATATTTTTACCGATTAATTTTTGGGTTGCACTTGCAGCCACCAGCATTCTTCAATTAGGGCGCTTTGCGGTCGTTTTCATGGACTTTCTCAACCCGACCAAAGGTAGAAGCCCTTATCCGCCTAAAATAGCCTTAGGAGCGACTATAATCGCTTTGATAGAATTGTTCTTTGGATTACAAGACAAATATTCTGGTAGCGAATTTATAACCATGTTCTTTTTCGTGGGTACAATCGTTTGCTTCGGGTACTTACTTGAGATAAACTTCGTTAACAAAGGAGTTGAGGCATACGGTTTGACTGAGCCAAAGGTTATCAAACGCCGCAAGAGAAAGCCAGTTGTAAAAATAATCAAGGAAGAAGCGCCAAAAGATTTTAAACCTTATGTAACTTCGTTTCAAACGATTACTTTATGAGGACATTGATAGGGGTTGACCCAGCGTTAAGAATCAAAGGAATGGCAGTTTGCATCATCGCAGACCGCACCATGATTTTTAAAAAATATATAAGGTTTGTTGACTTTATAAACGACGTTCCAAGCTGGTCACAATTTAACCCTGTTGTTCTCGTCGAAGATTCAAGCCTCCAGAATGTAACCTTTAATAATTCAATCAACCGCGCAATTCTTTCCCGAATGTCCCGCAACGTTGGTATGAACCAAGCCGCCTCAAGAATCGCCTACGAATGGATAAAGGACAACGGTTTTGAAGCTTACAATATTAGCCCTGAGGCAAAGGGGAAAAAGTTTAATAAAGACGTATTTATGAAAGTTGCTGCTCAAGAGCGATTGAAATTTGAACCACATTTTAAACCAGCCAAAATAAGTCAAGACGAAATCGACGCGTTTTTCCTTGCGCTTATGGCAAAAAATTATATTAAGCATGAAAAAAAGTAACGAATTAATTGACGGCATAGAAGAAAGCACATGGCGTGAAATTGAAATGATTGCTAAAACCTACCCGAAACCGATTAGATATGTTGACGGATTAAATAGCAAAATAGCAGTTTTAAAATTTTATCTTGAGCCAATCCTTCCCAACGCAAAGCCGCCTATTGAGGCAATGGACAAAGGGCGAATGTTGACTATCGCTTATCGGTTGTATAGAAGCACGGACGGTGACGCGGTCACCAATTTATCATTGAAGATTATAAATCAAATTATAAATTAGGAAATCTTAGTTAAAAGTGGTGAAATTAGAGGGTTGGCATTGGCGTCAACCCTTTCCATTTTAAAATATCACCCCTTGCGTCTTTGCGTAATCAACCACCGCCCGAGCATGAGACAAAGCTAAGGTATTTTGAAACGTCGGGTCAAACATCATGCGTGCGTCGTGGTAATTTGTAAAGAAACCGTTTTCCGATAAAACCGCTGGCATATCCGTTTGGGTTAAAACGTAAAACCTTTCCTCTTTGTCATGGTCGCCGTCTAATAAGTCGCTTCTGAATATCCATTTCGGAAAAGCCTCTTTGACCTCTTTGAAAAGAAACTCAGCGTAAATGTCCGACCGTGTTTGCCCGACTGAGGTAAAGACTTCCCAACCCCGTGCTTCTTTGCTTGCCGCCGCGTTTCCGTGAATGCTTAGGTACAACGAAGCCTCAAAGGTCTTTGCCGCAAAGTTAGCTTTTGCAACCCTTTTGCCAAGGGATACATCGGTAACAGGGTCGTAAACTTTCATAGTTGAAAAGCCCCAGTCATTGAGATACTGCCCAATTAACTCGGTAACGGCACGATTGAACACGCCCTCAAAGAACCAGCCGTAGGAATGGAAAACCCCGTTGTTATGCTGAGAACATTTTGAAGGGTAAGTTGTGTAACCATTTGGCAATTTTACCTTCGGGTCAACGCCGCCATGTCCCGCGTCAAGGAAAACACAAAATTTATTTGCTTTCATATTTTTATATTTTTAAGGGCGACGCAAATCAATGCATCGCCCTGACAGTCGCATAAGGTAGCGTTACTCTGCTGCGCCTATAACTTAAACCCTATGAGCGCGAAAGCAGCCCCTACGATTGATAATTTTGGGGGTAAAGTCACCGAAATTTCTTTTCCAGAACATTCACGGCTTGTCTCTTTAATTTTATTCCAAATGATTTGAGCCAACTGGATATATTCCCTCCAAGTAAATTTTACCTTGTTTCCTTCCAAATGAACATTGATTTCCGATGCTAACTCGGCAAAGTTCATTGAATAACAAGCGATGTCACCCATTGGTGACTTTATCCCATCTGCATTTTTCAATGCTTCTTTTAAATTAGTCTGCATGATTATTTGTTTTTAACGTCTAAAAAATCTAACTATTACCGTGCCAAGATTTACTCCCGTTATCCGCTTAACATTCTCCGCCACGCTGAACAACTCTGTTCCAGCGATGACCGAGCTTACAAGGTAAACGATTGGTACTGGGATTGCAAAGGTAAGCTGCGCACCGTGAAAGATAAGGATAGATGTAAAATATACCACTATCTTCTCCGTTGTCCTGTATAGCCCTTTGCTTGTTATCGCCTTGCCTTCTTTCCTTGCTGCCTTGATTCCCGTGATTGTGTCCGCTATTACAACTGCGATGGTGAATAGAAGGAAATGTTTAATCGGGAAAAAGAAGGAAAATATAAAGCCAGTTGTCAATGCCACGGCAAAGAAATCGTATCCTTGTTTAAGTAGGTTTAAAATTATTGACTTCATGTTATTCCTTTTTTATGAGCCTAACATCATTCTCCACCGT